GAACCCCAGCCTCCTTCCCAGCCAGTAATTGTACTGCTTGGAATATCAGTAAATGTATCAGTGGTTTTAAGTACTGGAATACCGCGGAAACCGAAAGGCAAGGAAGCTTTCGGAACTTCTCCGTTATATACAGCGTTATTAACTACCACTCTAATATTTGGAGAGCGATTAGGATATTTCCCTTCGACTACTAGTCTACGCTCTTCTGGATCTTCAGAGTCAAAATCATAAAATACTTTTTTATCACCAATCTGAAGTCCAATAAATCTATCACTCTTAGGATCAAGAGTACACTCTGGATAAACCTCGATCACTTCTTTTGAAAGGTCGTTATCATCAAATTTTCTTAGCTGAACTTCGAAAGTACCATATGGGTAATTTTCGTCTGTAGAAGCCCGGAGATTGGCAATAGAGACCTTATGCTTCGAGTTTGCATAGGAACCATCAGAAAGAGACTCAAAGTGGAACAGATCATATTCTGTGCCACCGAAAGGCTGTGATATAAGAGATGGTGTTCGTGGTGCCGTGTATCTAGTATCAAATCTACCGAAAGAATCTCTCCAATTCTCGCTTAATCCAATCCCATTTGTAGCGTTTGTACCGGAAAGAATCCCAATGGCGCCTGCGCCCTCGGATACTGGAGCCAATTCATTTTCTACAGGGAAATCAGCCCATAAGATATGTTGCTCTTCTCCAAACTTCCACGGATCTGTATTTAAGACTTTAGAAATATAATTGTCATTATTCGGATCTAAAGAGGCTGAATAAATTCTAAAGCCAGCTACAGCATCATCATTTGCAAAACCTGTACCTGCCGAAGAAGAAATAATAATTTTAAAAGTATTATAAGCTTCAGCGGTTGGATTATCGTTTCTAGTAGCAATATCTTCAGTTGGAGGCGAATATGAAGACCCCCCAATAGATTCATCCCAATTAGCTAACATAACTCTAGTTCCTGATGCTGGAATTATCATTCCACGAACTAAGTTGATAACGTTGATAGTTCCACGGGTACTAACAGAAGACAGCCCCGGAAAGGAATCGTTATCGTCGAAAATTGGATATCCAACTGAGCCTTCAGAAGCTGAAAGGTAGTGGCGAGCGCATAAGAACTGCACGCATCCGCGATGTCGCTGATCTCCACTGCCCGCTCCGGTAGAGCCAACTACCCGAGACCCGGAAACAACGAATCCAGCTTTGGAAACGATTCCATAATTTTGTGTGTTGCTTATTTCAGAACTGGTGTCGTTAGATCCTGCACCAAGTACTCTTAGATAAGTTATTGCATCTTTGTTTTTTAAGTATTCTCTAACTGCATAGGGACCAAAACGGTTTGAATCTAATGTACCAAATCGCGTTTCGAAATCTGCAAAAGAACCGACAATCACAGGTACGAAAGCTGGACCCTTTTGTGAGGTTCCAATAATACCCGCAGGAGTACCTACAGGAGCTTTCTCTCTCTGTGAAAGATCTATCTCTTGTTCAAAAAACCCTGGAGAACGGAAGGTCTGTTCAGCCATTTAAATCTCTCCTCAAGCATATTTGCTGTCTTTCATAAATATTCATTTCAAACCCAAAAATCTCATTCTGGTTCAATTACTAGATCTCCCAAGTCATAAGTTAGCAATTCTTTATAAACTGTTTCACCTTTTCTTTGGTTTCTAGTTCTCACTGTGAGTTGTTTTTTAATTGTTTGCCCGGTAACAGGGTCAATTTCTATTCTTTTTACTGTTAAGGGCACATTACCAGCTTGTGAACCACCAACGCTGGTATTTTTAAAATATTTTCCTGGAACCACGCCTTTTCCACCAACTAAGCTTGAAATAGACGGATCTTCTATAGAAGAAATATCTTGCAAAATATAGTCGTTTGGATTTCCACTTGGAATTCCCTCTACCATTATCTTATTCGGTATTGCGTTTACTTGTGTCATATCAAATGAAATCGATGGAGCCGATATATACCGGCGGTGGGTCGGCATAGACCCGGGATACTCTGGATTGACTATATATCCCGGAACTTCTACCGTGAACGTGTTTCTAACTATTCTTTCGCTATCCGTAAAATCATCAAAATTATTATCAGTTCCAATAGATGCTCCAAAATAAGCAACAAAATAATAACCTTTTTCAGTCTCTATTCTAAAAGTTCTTTGCCCATAAGAGTGATAAGAAGTCATAATGGCAGTTAAAAGATTATTCATTTGCTGAGTATATTGTGCCCAAACAGTTATTTCATATTGAGCGACAAAATACTTCGGCGGTTGAAGCGTGTAAATTTCGTAAATATTATTTGATAAACTATCAGAAATTAGTTTTCCCTCAGAGAATTTCTGCTTTTTATTAGGAGCTTTTCTTCGAGTCGCAACGGTGCCAGGAGAAGCGCCGCGGCCTTGGCCGCCTTTGGTTTCGCTAGTCGTTAATTCGTGGTTAGGGGTAGCTCTCTCATCTGAGTTTTGTAATCTTTCTTTGTTTAAAATTTGTTGATATGTAGAATCTCCAGGAGAAAGCTTTTTCTTAATTGTTATAGGAGATGTTTGATTTGTAGCGTTGCCCTTTGTTGGAGATTGCTCTATTCCAGTTCTTTGAATAGATATAAGCGGCAAAATTATAGCGCCAGCTTTGTCTCTAAGTGGTTGCTTTCTTCTCAAAACCGCAAATCTTTCTCCGGTGGCAAAAATTATCGGAACTTTTTTAGTAGTTTTCTTTTGCTCAAAAATTAAATTTAAATCTTTGTCAAACAAATTAAACAGAGCCCTATCTACATCTTCTACGGTGCAAGAAGGAAGATTAAAATCAGGATCTATACTCGAGCCCATTGGCATAAAGTTTGGAGAAGTTTCTTTTCTAGTAGACATTAACAATCATCTCCATAAAACGAAGAAGAAATACCTTCTTCATCTCCCTTTGGAGAAACTTCTACTGGACCATCGGGAGCTTTTTGAAGTTTTCCCTGTTGTTGAAGGACTCTCACGTCACCAGTTGGTCCATTTTTATTTTCTTTAAACCCTCTCTGCTGAACAAATGTTTTCTCAACTGCATCAGCGTCTGAATATGCTTCGTCAGTAGGACCGAGCGGAATTTTATCTATAAGACCCTTTCTAGCTTGCTTACAAGTCATTTTATAGCCAGTAGAATATTCTATTTCGCCGAAAATAGTACTATCAATAACCGATGTAACTATTTCAAAAAAAGTATCTCCGTAACTTACATAATCACCTTCTTGAACGTCTATTTCTTTATCTAGCACGTCTCTATATTGTACGTAAACCGTTATAGTGCTATATTCTTCTGAGCCGAATTGATTGGTTCGTATTTCTGCTTGATTCCATTCAATTCTCGCATCTAAATCTATTGGCGGATCGAATATTTTTTGGTGTGATTCTTCATAAACGTCATGAACTTCAGATAAATCTTCACGGACTTTATAATAATAAACTTTTTGCCCAATGACGTCTTTGACAATCTCCTTATTAATATCGGAAATTAGATCTATTTCTCTGGGGGTAATAAAAAGTCTAGCCATTTATTTAATTCATCCAATTATAATGCATTTACCCATAGGGATGGGTATTGTCTTTAAGACAGTTTGTAAGTTTCCAGCTTTTCCAGCTTCGCCCTCTAGCATCTTATCGTAAGTCAGACTATCTAGCAGTTCTTTCATTGAGGTTCTTAGTTTCTCTTGGTCTTCCCTGCCCTGAGAGACTAAATTAGACCCATCTAATTGCAAATCTCCACCTGGTATAGGAACTGAAGAGAATTTACTGCGAACTAAACCAAGCAGCTCTTTAGAAGAAGCTAAACAAAACTCTCTAATCCACTGTCGACCCATACTGTTAATATTTTCAAATTTTATATTATCGTATGGAATGTTAGAAAAATCGCTTACACCATTTATGGTTCCGTCATTATAAGCTGGGTTAAATGGATCGCTCCCAAACCCAACTCTTATCCAAAGCTTTCTATTTTTTTCAGCCACACTATTTCCATCATTAAAAGTTGGAGATGGAAAAATTCTTATTTTCGTTCCCTGAGTCCTGAAAGAGTAGTTAGATCTTCTTACTCGATTAGATAAGCTCATTTGACCTCCGCGGAGGACGTCTTCGAAAACTGGAAGAACATAAAACACTGTCTCTGGAGTAAATGACTCAAAAGAAAATTCGTTATTGAGATAATTTATTGCTGAAGTTGTATCAAAGAATCTATAGGCTGCTTGGGGACTGAAGTGGAAAACTTCTAGTATTTTCATTTTTCCAGAACCATTATTGTTCAAACTAGAAGAAAAAATTAAATTTCCTGAATCGTCTTTTAGTTCGCTGTAAATATCATAATCTTGACGTCCAGATTCCAATTTAATAGATCCAGACAGCGTATTATAAGACCCTCCAATCCCTGCATCTTGAGCATAAGGCTCAGCTAATCTAAGGATGAAATCAAGAGTTTCATGAGCATATTTACCCTGAATATTAGAACCTGTAGAAGCCCCTAAAACGTTACTAAGCTGCGATTTAGTTTGAAATTCGTTTACTAAAGAGCCATACTCTAATGTTGATTCTTCCAAACACGCCCATATTTGTTTTTTAGTTAACTCTACACTTAAAATATCGTCGCCTAGCTTTCTTTTAACATACGTGATCATAGAATCAGCTTCTTTTTGAAAATCTAAATCGTCGTCAAAAAAGCCAAAAGGCGTTGGATTTAATGTTTGAAAAAATTTTGACATAAAAAAACTCGGCAACTATGACTAACTATTAAGTTAAAGTTCATAATTACCGAGCTAGATTGTTGCCCTAACAAATTTCTACGTGTAATTAATCACATAAATACTCATTCATTAAGACTATATTTTTTTCAAAAAAACTTATTTAAACCAAATACCACTGCTTTTCAAGAGCTCTCTTCCAAACTTTTTTTCTAAGAATAGCTTAAGTGAACTCCATCTCTCTTCAGAAAGTCCGCCGCCTGAATTAGCTACTGGTTTAGCCTTTTCCAACTTAGCACACTTAGCTTCAAGGGTATCAACGCGAAGTTGAAGTCGAGCCAACGCATTTTTTACTGCATCAAGATCAGTGTTGGTTTCTTTTTTTGCAGTTGTTTTTCTAGTTGTGCGAGGTTTCGTAGTTTTAGTAGTTTCAGGCATGATAAGAATCTCCAAATTCAGATTAGATTATATTTTTTTCTCAGAAACGTTTAATAAAAACAAAAGGGGCGGCACATTAAGTGCCGCCCCAACTATTATCTAAACAGTTATCAGATTACGTTAAGATCTGCAACCGTAACAGTACCATAAAAATCGCTTCTAACCATCTTCTTGCCATAGCGAGTCATAACGCCCTTACGCGGCGTGAAGTCCTCTGGAGCGAAGATTGTTGGAGTAACGATTAGAGGCACATAAGGTGCGTATACATAACCGGTCTCAAGATAGCTTCCGCCCTTGAATCCTACGAGAACCTTATTTCTTGGGAAGTAAGGATCTTTGTATACCGTGAAACGGTTACTAAGGGTTCCAACCTGTTCGGCTCCAATACTCATTGGAGTTCCGACTTGGCCGTCTCCGTCCAAGCTATAAGTAGGTCTATACAGAACTGAAGCTTCGAGGATAGTTGCAATATCTGGAGAAACTACGATGAAGTTAGCTGATCCGCGTAATGTAAGCCTATGAATCTCATTAGCAACATCAATAATGGTCTCAACTAGAGTCTCATACCATTCACGAACTGTACCGGTGAAGCTTGGACCAATGTTCCCTGCTCCGCCTGGAGTAACTAGAGCGCCACTCCGCTTGTTCATGAACTTACCTGGTGAGCGCGACCAGTAGAAGTTCGTCTTAGCCTGAGTGAGTAGATCATTAAGAATTTCACGATCCAACTCAAGAGCAATTTGTTCAGAAAGGATCTGAGTAAGCTCAACTTCTGCGTCTAAAGAGTGATACGCGTTAAGATCTTGAGCAAGCTCTGGTGACCAGCGAGCGCGGAGCTTTCTAGTAACTGCAGTAACCGCAATAGATTCAACTTTAATATCAATCTCTGGAATCTCTGGTGAAGGTGTAGTACCGAAGTTAGACTCAAAGGTTGGAATCGTTAGCGCGTCTCCATCACTGCCGACATTTAAGCTTGGTGATAAAATATAATCAATATCCATTCCCTCAGAGAAAGAATCTGTACCTGAGATAATCATCAATATTGCAGCGTTTGAATCACCCGCCTTAGTTAACGGATCGTGAGTGAATGAAGTTCCATCCCATTTACCAATCTGGTTAAGTCGTCTAACGTTAATAACCTTGTTTCCTGAAATTTGAACGTCTTGATCTTTAAGAGTCTGCGAGGGACCTGCAAAGTTAATAGCGGATGCCGATGGTATAAGAGCGAAATCCTTAACCATTGAAAGATCACCATTACTAAACTGAGTAGAGTTCAGGTCTACAAAAACAGCAGTGAAAACGCCTAAGCCTTCGCTGTTTGGATGATCTTCGATCAGCCTACAAATCTGTTCGTCAAACTGGAGAAGCTTACCATCAGAACCGGTAGCGGTCATGCGTTTATAGCTAGTGCCACCGCCCGAGAACGTAGTAGTTCCCTGGTATGCTCCAGAAGCAAGTAGAGTAATAGTGTTAGCTAACTGGTGGACTCTTGAATAACCAGAGCCAGCAAGATTGTACTGGCCACCGATTCCAAGAGAACCAGAACGTACGCCTTTACCCGTAGGAGCATTATAAATAGAGCTTCCTGAAGGGTACGTAGCAGAATCACCATCAGACTGGCCACCTACAGAGGTTCCATATGTGTAGTCTAGATAAAAAAGCAATCCAGACGGAAGGCTCATTGGCTGAACTGACACTAATTCATTAGCAACTAGTCCGCCGAAAACTCTGCGAACAATTGGAAATGCGATATTCTGAAAACCACGAAGATCTCCAGACGAAGTTAAGTTTCCACCACCGGTGGAAATTGAGTTGGCTTCACGAAGTACTTGCGATGCTTGGTTTTCAAGTAAGGTCGCCATATTTTCGCGAGTGGTACCTTCCAATCCCCTAAGGAGACCAGTGCGGGACCACTTTTCAATTAACCTTCTGTTACCCGTTCCAACGTTGCGTTGGCGAATACCTTCAGTTAACTGATTCAGTGTAAATTTTTTTGACATTTTGTTTTATTCCTTTTAAATGGATGCTTTTTAATCTGAGACGGCGCCCCGACGCTATGCGCAGGACGCCGCCATTCGATTAATCAAACATTATTAGATTACGTTAAGATCTGCAACTGTAACAGTACCATAGAAGTCAGAACGAACCATCTTCTTACCATAGCGAGTCATAACACCCTTACGTGGGGTGAAGTCCTCTGGAGCGAAGATTGTTGGAGTGACAATAAGTGGTACGTATGGAGCGTATACATAACCGGTCTCAAGATAGCTTCCGCCCTTGAATCCTACGAGAACTTTGTTGCGTGGGAAGTAAGGATCTTTGTATACCGTGAAACGGTTACTAAGGGTTCCCATCTTCTCTGCACCAATGCTCATTGGAGTACCAACCTGGCCATCACCATCTAAGCTGTAGCTTGGACGGTAAAGAACAGACGCTTCAAGAATAGTCGCGATGTCGGGTGACACTACGATGAAGTTAGCTGATCCTCTTAGAGTAAGTCTGTGGATCTCATTAGCAACATCAATAATGGTCTCGACCAGAGTCTCATACCATTCGCGGACGGTGCCTGTGAAGCTTGGACCAATAGAACCAGCTCCACCAGGAGTGACAAGGTTACCATTTCTCTTGTTCATGAACTTGCCTGGTGAACGTGACCAGTAGAAGTTCGTCTTAGCCTGAGTGAGTAGATCATTAAGGATCTCTCTATCAAGCTCAAGAGCAATCTGCTCGGAAAGGATCTGAGTAAGCTCAACTTCAGCGTCAAGACTGTGATAAGCATTCAAGTCCTGTGCGAGTTCTGGTGACCAGCGAGCGCGGAGCTTACGGGTTACTGCAGTAACTGCGATTGACTCTACCTTAATGTCGATCTCTGGGATCTCTGGTGAAGGCGAAGTAGCGAAGTTAGACTCAAAGGTTGGAATAGTAAGAGCATCACCATCTGACCCTGCATCAAGACTTGGGCTGAGAACATAGTCAACGCTATAAGTCTGCTCGGCCGTGCTGCCCTTAGTACCAGAAACGATCATTAGAATAGCTGCGTTAGCATCACCAGCTCTAACTAGCGGATCTGCGGTGAACGAAGTTCCATCCCACTTACCAAGCTGATTAAGCCTACGAACATTAAGCACTCTATCGCCACTTGCTTGAATATCCTGAGATTTCAAGGTTGGTGAAAGAATAGTCGGCGCAGTGCCATCAGGTGGTATAAGAGCAAAGTCTTTTACCATAGTGGCGTCTGCATTACTAAACTTGCCTGAACTAAAGTCAACAAAGTAAGCCTTGAATACGCCGAGGCCTGCATCGTTGGGGTTATCTTCAATAATTCTACAAATCTGCTCATCGAACTGTAGAAGCTTGCCATCAGAACCAGTAGCGACCATACGTCTTACTTCATCGATAGCGTCAGCTGAGAATGTTGTATTCCCCATATAGGCGCCAGATGCAAGGAGCGTTACGCTCGAAGCAATCTTATGTACTCTTGAATAACCAGAGCCAGCAAGATTATACTGACCGCCGATTCCAAGAGAACCAGAACGTATGCCTTTACCGACTGGAGAATTGTAAATTGAACTTCCAGATGGGTAAGATGCATCGATACCTGAGTCGTCGCGACCACCAACGTTGGTTCCGTAGGTGTAATCAAGATAGAAAAGGAGGCCAGATGGAAGGCTCATGGGCTGTACAGATACAAGCTCATTAGCAACCAGGCCGCCGAAAACTCTACGAACGATTGGGAATGCAATGTTTTGAAAACCGCGGAGGTCTCCAGAACTAGTTAAGTTTCCACCACCGGTGGAAATTGAGTTAGCCTCGCGTAAGACCTGTGATGCCTGATTTTCAAGCAGCGTAGCCATATTTTCGCGAGTGGTGCCCTCAAGGCCTCTAAGGAGACCAGTGCGGGACCACTTTTCAATTAACCTTCTGTTACCCGTTCCAACATTACGTTGACGAATACCCTCGGTTAACTGATTCAGTGTAAATTTCTTAGACATTTGAATTTCTCCTTTATGTTTATTCTATTTGTCTGACGTTAACCCGGCGAGTAAAGCCCAACGATCTACCTCATTCCCATTGCTGGCAGGCGCGCCTGACCGGGTTGATTTGGATGAAGATGCGAGCAATCGGGAGCGACTCTCAGATAGAGTCTTACCGGAACCCCGATTTAGAGATGCACTCAAACTCTTATAAAGGAGTTTGGCTTCTCTGATTGTGCGTGCTTTGTCGAGTGCTTCGACTACTACACGCTGCTGCTTTGTTGAAAGCCCACGATTTTGCATGAGCTTATTAGCAAACAGAAGCTTAGCGTTAAAAAGATTCATTTCTGCAAGCTGCTTCTTTAATTTAGTAACAGTTCTTTCAGCCATGACGGCTCTTTTAGTGTTACGGGCTGGAGCAGCTCTTCTGGTGCGACGTGACTCTGAAATTCTTCTGTTTCTACGAGTTCCACGAGTT